CTCATCGATGAGGAAATTGACGAAGAAACCGAAGAGGAACTCGTAGAAGCTAAGCACAAAGAAGAAGAAGAAGAGGAAGAGGAAGAAGAAGAGGAAGAAGAAGAGGAAGAAGATGGAGTGAAAAAAGAAGAGTATAACATCGAAGAAGATGTAAATGCTCTTCTGTCTGGTGAAGAACTCTCCGAAGAGTTCCAAGAAAAAGCACGTACCATTTTTGAAACTGCTCTTCGTTCTAAAGTTTCTGAAATTAAAGAAACTTTAGAAGAGCAATACTCTGCTGCTCTCGCAGAAGAAGTAGAAGAGATCAAGAAAGGATTAATCGAGCGTGTTGATTCTTATCTTGAGTATGTTGCTGATGAGTGGTTCACTGAGAATCAACTCGCTATTCAAGGTGGTCTGAAGGAAGAGTTAAACGACTCCTTCATGACTGGTCTGAAAGGACTTTTTGAAGATCATTATGTAACAATCGCTGAAGATAAATATGATGTTCTTGAGAGCATGGTAGACAAACTTGATGACATGGAGACAAAACTCAACGAGCAGATCGAAAAGAATGTTTCCTTAAACAAGCGTCTCGCAGAGGCGGTTGCAGACGGAATCTTTGAACAAGTTTCTAGTGGACTTGCTGCCACTCAGAAAGACAAGCTCGCTTCACTTGCCGAAAGTGTTGAGTTTGAAAGTGAAGAAGAATATCGTGAAAAACTGGAGACACTAAAGGAATCATATTTTCCTTCAAAGTCAAAATCTCCAACTGCTAAAACTGAGAGTCTCTCAGAGCAGGTAGATAGTTCACCTGAATCAGTTTCAGGATCAATGGCTGCTTACCTCAAGACGCTTTCAGCATTCAGCAAATAATTGAATTTAATATAATTCAAACCAAAAAACAAACACTTAGTAAAAGGTAAAACGCAAATGTTCCATTCCGAGCATCTGCAGGAAAAGTGGGCACCTCTCCTCAACTATGAGGGTCTTGATTCAATCAAAGATTCACACAGAAGAGCTGTCACCGCTGTCCTGCTCGAAAACCAAGAAAGATTTTTAAGAGAGCAATCTGCTTTCGAAACCTCAGGTTCATTCCTGACCGAAGCTCCAACCATGAACACTGGTAGCACATCGCTTTCAGCTGGTGTTGGTGGTGCTGGTTTTGGTGGTTCCGCCGCAGCTGGTGGTCCTACCGCAGGTTTTGACCCCGTTCTGATCTCATTGATCAGACGTTCTATGCCTAATCTGATCGCTTACGATATCGCAGGCGTTCAACCAATGAGCGGTCCTACTGGACTCATCTTTGCAATGCGTTCACGTTACAACAATCAAACAGGTTCTGAGACCTTCTACAACGAAGTAGATTCTGCATGGTCAGGTCAACCATTTGGTCGTGACAATTCAGACGGTTTCAGCGATGGAACCGCTGGTATGGGTACAACCTCACAGTCAGGAACCAACCCTTCAGTTCTGAACCCTGTTTCTTCAGCTTCTTCAACTGGATACAACGTTGGTCAGGGCATGAGAACTGACCAAGCTGAGAACCTTGATTCTGGTGCTGACGCATTCAACCAGATGGCATTCTCAATCGAGAAAGTCACCGTCACCGCCAAGTCACGCGCTCTGAAAGCTGAGTATTCACTTGAGCTCGCTCAAGACCTTAAGGCAATCCATGGTCTGAATGCTGAAGCGGAATTAGCAAACATTCTTTCAACTGAGATTCTTGCTGAAATCAACCGCGAAGTTATCAGAACCATCTATAAGGTTGCTGAGCAAGGTGCTGTTCAGAACACCGCTACCGCTGGTGTATTTGACCTAGACATCGACTCCAACGGTCGTTGGTCAGTTGAGAAGTTCAAGGGTCTTCTGTTCCAGATCGAGCGTGATGCAAACGCAATCGCTCAGAGAACTCGTCGCGGGAAGGGCAACATCATCCTTTGCTCTGCTGACGTTGCTTCAGCACTGACCATGGCTGGTGTTCTTGATTACACCCCTGCACTGAACGCTAATCTGACTGTTGATGATACTGGCAACACCTTTGCTGGTACTCTGATGGGCAAATTCCGCGTCTACATTGACCCATATGCTGCTAACCTGACTGCAAGCAATACAACTCCAGGTAACCAGTACTATGTTGTTGGTTATAAGGGTTCTTCACCTTATGACGCTGGTCTCTTCTATTGCCCATATGTTCCTCTCCAAATGGTACGTGCCGTTGGTGAGAACAGCTTCCAGCCAAAAATCGGATTTAAGACCCGTTATGGCATGGTTGCTAACCCATTCGCTGAGGGTACTACTCAGGGTCTTGGCGCTCTTACAATTAACGCTAACCGTTACTACAGAAGAGTTGCTGTTAAG